AGATATAAATATATATAACACAAAATAAAAAGACTATCAAGTAAAACCTGATAGCCTTTATTACTTCAAACAATCATCACTCGTGTGTTAGTGACTAATCGCTTATGAAAGAGTTAATTAGGTCATGAAAATAACCTTGACTCACTCAAACATCCTCGATGGGAACTCATAACATCTCTGAATGGAAATTTGCGGTGTCATTTAGAGTCATCAATGACATTTCTATCAAAGGAGCAGCGACTAACTTCAGTATACCCCAGGATTCATATAATTAAACATATTATGATATATAAATATATATCCTATGAATGGCAAAAAAGAAAAAGAAAAGAAC